TCAGTCGCCGATGTCTTTGGCGATGTGAACCACTTGGCCTACCACCTCGAACTGATGTTGATCTTCCTTCTTTATATCTACCTTGTCGTAAATCTTGTTGTCGCTGATGAGCCTCCATGCGCCAAGGATGTTTTGATAACGCTTAACGAATAGCTGGTCTTCGTTTCTGAATATATAGATGTGGCCATCCTGGGGTTTGTTCCTGCTGAGGTGAACCACTAGCGTGTCGTTGTTGTGTATGGTTGGCTCCATGCTGTCTCCGTTTGCCCATACAATTGCTAAATCTCTCTCGTTAAAACCTCTATGTTTCAACCATTTACGCCTAAATGCTAGATGCCTAACGGGTTGCTCTGTTTCTGGTGTTATGCATCCGTGCCCCGCGGAAACCTGCACTCTATAGCCAGGTATCATGGCGTATTCGTCATTAAAGTCAGCATATATTTTCTGCGCATATCTAGCTTTTGGCTCCGAAATGTCGCTAGCTTGCTCGTCTCCGAATATTTCGGCCTGAACTTCTTTAGGGAGAAGGCTTATATGATACTCATAAGCCTTTGTCCCCTTTCTTTTCCTGCATAAATGCGGCTTTTCTAGTGCCAGCTCCTTTAAAGTGTCACGCGTCCATCTGTCTGATTGAGGGAAACTTCCCTTTCCGGACAATTCGGATGCAATAAACCATTCCATCCGTTTCTCTTCTTGAGAAACGGATGCTGGATCCGTTTCCGTAAAAACGCCATCCGTTTCCATTAACCCTTTGTAATCTATATGTTTATTCATGACTTTACCTGCTTCTTTGAAATTTAGAAACGGATCTAATTTAAATTTTTTCATCCGTTGCTATTGACCTTTTCATCCCTTTGATCAAATAATGAGTTACTAAGTTGAGTGACAGCAAGGAGTAACCAAGGTGAATAACGAAATAGTCTCTCAAAAAAGCCATGAAGATGGAAGCGACTGGCATCGAGCTGACATCGTCGCTGCTTTGAAAAAGCGCGGATTGTCCGTTCGTCAGCTATCAAGGGATGCAGGTTTGGGTGAGAACACCCTTGCAAACGCATTGCGTATGCCTTGGCCAAAAGGCGAAAGAATTATCGCGGAAGCGATCGGGATGAATCCTGAAGATGTGTGGCCTAGCCGCTATCGCTCACTAAGAAATGCTAGTTAAGGAGTGTTCCTATGTGGGTTATAGCGAGTGAGTTGGTAGGAATGCCAGGCATTCCAAGTTCAGACCGAAATATCCGTGAGCTTTTGAAAAAGCTATCAGCAGATCAGCAAGAGAAGTCGAGAAAGCGCGAAGGAAGTAAAGCTACTGAGTACCACATCAGCATTCTTCCGATTTCTGTTCAAACGGCTCTTTTGAAGAAAATTGGCAAGGTTCAGGTTGGTGAAACGGTTCTCGATTTACCAAAAAAGGAGCAGCACAAGCCGACTTATTGCCGCGAGGCGTTGTGGGCGAAGTGGAACAAAACGGGTGATAGCGCAAAAAGCAAAGCGCGCCAAGCTCTGCGACTTGTTCAGGCCGTTAATGCATTAAGAGCCAATGGCGTTAGCCGAATGGATGCCTACGAATCGGTATCCGGTGAATACGGGGTTCCCCTTTCCACCTTGCGCCGTCACTGCGCAAAAGTAAAAGGGATTGATGAGTGTGATTGGGCTCCGGCCTTGCTACCTAAGCACTTTGAAGTTGCTCAGGCCAAGAAGCTGAACCAGTTTGCTTTTATCACGCCAGGCGCGTGGGAGTTCTTCAAATCGGACTACCTAAGTCTAGAACGCCCAGCGATGACAGTCAGTTACGAACGTCTTAAAGACGCTGCCAAGCAGCACGGCTGGACTGTACCGAGCTTGAAAAGCCTAAGCAGACGATTAGAGCACGAAGTGCCCGTTCAGCAGCGCGTACTTTTGCGCGAAGGCGAGCACGCATTGCACCAAATGTTTCCGCCTCAAGAGCGCACCGTTGAAGGGTTGCATGCACTTGAATGGATTAACGGCGATGGTTATCAGCACAACGTGTTTGTTAAGTGGTTTAACGGTGAAATTCTTCGCCCGAAAACGTGGTTCTGGGCTGATGTCTACAGCCGCAAGATTGTTGGATGGCGCTGCGATGTCAGCGAAAACACAGACAGCATTCGCCTATCGCTGATGGATGTGTGTGAAAAGTTCGGTGTTCCGAAAGAAATCACGCTTGATAACACCAGAGCGGCAGCGAACAAGTGGATGACGGGCGGCGTGCCAAACCGTTACCGATTCAAAGTTAAACCTGACGATCCACTGGGCATCATCCCAATGCTTGGCATCAAGCTTCACTGGTCTAGCGTGATTCTTGGTAAAGGTCACGGTCAGGCGAAGCCAATCGAACGTGCGTTTGGTGTTGGTGGCTTGATGAGTACATCGACAAACATCCGTTGTGTCGCGGCGCTTACACAGGCCCGAATCCAATGGAAAAGCCAGACAACTATGGCGAGCGCGCAGTGCCCGCAGAGGACTTCCTGCAAGCCGTGGCTAAAGGCGTTGAGATGTACAACGCGAAGCAGAACCGAAACACAGAGGTGTGTAAAGGCTTCATGAGTTTTGATGAGGCATTCAACACCAGTTATGCGAACGCAGCGATTCGCAAGGCAACCACAGAGCAGTTGCAAATGATGATGCTACAAGCTGAAGCGTGTCGCGTTTCTCGCCATGGCACCATCACGCTAGATGCGGGTGGCAGCTTGCTTGGCCGTAAGAACCGTTACTTCAGCGAAGTGATGATGAACTACATCGGGCAAAAGCTAGTGGCGCGTTTCGACCCGCTAAAGCTGCATGATTTGGTGGAGATTTACACGCTGAACGGCATTCATCTTGGCACGGCGGATTGCCTTGAAAAAGTGGGCTTTGGCGATACGCAAGCCGCTCGCGAGCATAAGCGCCATCGCACGCAATTTACCAAGGCTCACAAAGCAGCGGCAGAGGCTCAAGCCAGCATGAGCGCTTTAGAGGCGGCAGCAATGATGAAGCCGATCGAGGAAGAGTTTATTCCAGAAACGAAAGTGGTAGAGCCTTTCCGCCCTATGGCAATTGGCAACACCGTGGCCGTGGCTCGTGTTGAAGAGCAGACGGAAGATGAATACGAAGCGGCCTATCAAGCGAGCGTTGCAAGCTTGATGGAACAGCGCAAAAAGAACCGACTTTAAACCACCGTTAAAAGAGGATTGAACATGGATAACGTAGTCAGCATGGCTAAGCAAGAAACCAACCAGACCGACGTGCTTATGTGCATCAAGCGTGTGTTGGAAAGCAAAGAGATTACCGCTGCGCAACTGGCAAAGGAAATCTCTGTTGCACCCGCCACGCTAAGCCAAGTGCTTAACGGCAAATACACCGCAGACCCAGCCGCGATTATTGAAAAGCTTGAAAAGTGGCTTCGCCTACGCGACCGCCGCGCCGCAACGCCAAACGTAAACCCAGGCTTTGTTATGACGGAAACCGCAAAGCTCATCACGACAGATTTAACCTACGCACAGGTGATGGAATCCATCGTGGTTATCTTTGGTGCCTCTGGCGTTGGTAAGTCTGAAACGCTGCGTGAGTACCAGCGCAATAACAACAATGTGTGGATGATTACCGCCAGCCCTAGCCGCTCAACCCTTACTGAATGTTTGTATGAACTGGCGATGGAGCTTGGCCTTGATGATGCGCCGCGCCGCAAAGGCCCGCTTTCTCGCGTTGTTCGTAACCGACTACGCAAGAGCGAAGGCTTGGTGATTATCGATGAAGCCGATCACCTAGATTACCCAACGCTGGAAGAGCTGCGCATTCTGCAAGAAGAAACAGGGGTTGGTTTGGTATTTGTTGGTAACAACAAGGTTTATACGCAGCTAACAGGTGGTCGCCGTAATGAAGATTTCGCCCGTCTTTTCTCTCGCATCGCTAAGAAGCGCGGCCTACATAAAACCCGCCTAGCCGATGTTCGCGCTATCGCTGGCGCTTGGGGCGTGAATGGTGATGCAGAGCGAAGCCTGATGATTCAAATCAGTGAACGCCCAGGTGGCTTAAGGCTGCTAACCAAAACACTGAAGCTTGCGGCGATGTACGCGCAAAACAACCCGATTACTGAGAACGTTCTGCGTAAATCGTTCGCAGAGCTTGATGCCAATGAGTGAGGTGTGTGATGAGCACGCTTCCTCAAAACCCAGAATATCGAGCGGCATTTGAAGCGGTAGTTGGTTTGCTCAAGGCAGCTCAGGAACGAGTGCTCTCACGCGATGAGAGTGTGCAATTAAACCTGCATGTGGCGACGTGTCGCCAGTTTGAAGAAGGACTTAACCAATGAGTGGAGTGAAATACGAATACCAAGGCGCGAAAGGTCTTGTTGAAATCTCGAAGCTGACGGGCATTCCCAAGCCAACGCTGGCAGCAAGGATCCGAAAGTTTAACTTAACGGTGAAGGAGGCGGTTGAGTACAAGTACATTCGCGGGAAGGTTATCTATAAGTACCAAGGCTTCGTTGGCTTAACTGCGATCGCTCGCGAGTTTGGCGTTAATTATCACACGCTTCGCCATCGCGTGGAAAAGATGGGCCTGCCCATCGAAGAGGCGCTAACGCAAGAGAGTTTTCAAGAAGGGCACAAGGGCAAGCGAGACCAAAAGGATCCATCCAGCCAAGGCTTGCTTACAAAACTAGACCCGCTTTGGGCGCTGGCCTTGGGCATTAAGGAGTGCGCATGAATATGAACATTAAACGCCGCGCTTTGGCGAACGCCACAGAGCAGCTTATCAATGCAGGAGCGAGCGTGATCTCTTTCCGTGCCGATTTGGCAACGCCAGTGATGAACATTGAATGCCCGCCCGTTTGGCTGGTCGCTAAGTCGCAAGCGGTCACTGAGCGAATCGGTGGCAAGCGAATCACCTCTGGTGTGGCGCGTGTCTCTGGCTGCGTTGTTCGCTGGATTGAGCGCGCAGAAGACGAGCCATCACTCGCGGCAGATTTCAACCAATATTCGCCAGGGCTTATTGCTCTATGGCCGAAGAATTTTTAACTAGTAAGGAAAAGAGAATGAGCAACCAACCACAAGAAGGCTTTCGCACTAACAACCTTGGTCACTTGGTGCCAGAGAGCCAAATCAAAGAGATCGACAAACTGCGTGATGAAGTCGTGCTCGATATCGTTGCCAAAGCGAAAGCTACACAGCAGGCCATGGCGACATTCAAGAGCGAAGCAATGGCACAAGTGGCCGACTTTGTGGACCTTTCTGCCGAAGAGTTTGATGTGAAGTATGGAGGCGTGAAGGGCAATGTCACCCTCGTCTCGTTCGATGGTAAGTACAAAATCCAACGCAGCATTGGTGAGCATCGAATCTTTGATGAGCGCATTCAAGCGGCCAAAGCCAAGATTGACGAGTGCATTACGCGCTGGTCGGAAGGCTCAAGCGATCAAATCAAAGCCTTGGTTGAGCTTGCATTTCGCGTCAACAAACAAGGCCGCATCGACGTTAACCAAGTGCTGAGCCTGCGCCAGCTCAACATCGATGATCCTGATTGGGTTGAGGCGATGGACGCTATTGCGGATTCCATCAAAGTGGTGGGCAAAACCCCTTACCTGCGCATCTATGAGCGCGATGCAAACGGCGGCTTTTCACAAATCGCGCTCGATATCGCCAAGTTGTAGAGGTGCTTCATGGAAGTGCCTACGCGTTACGGAAGACTGACCATCACGCTCCATGCCAAGGAGCGCTGGCAAGAAAGAACGGGGCGTAGTTTGTGGGAGCTCATCGGGGCGGTGCTTAAGGCGCGCCGTCCAACCAAAAACCAACTTCGCCGAATCATGAGGAAGGAAGCTGGCTGGCAGCCAAAGCGAATACTTGAGTGTGATAGCGCTTACTTCCTGCTTCGAAATAACCACATCGTTACCGTTTACGATAAACGGGATGGAGCACATGACCATGTCTGAATCTAATTTCTACATGAATGCAGCCACCCATGCTGCGCGAGCAGAGAGGGATGGTTCGTTTACCTTCGCGAAGCAGCTTTGGGAAAGCGCTGCTTATTCAGCGCTACACGCAAAGAATCGCCATTGGGCTCTGGCAAGAGCGGATTACTGCCGAAATATGGCGGAATTTCAGCGCCGAGAGGAAGCGGCTCAGGAGGCGACGCATGTGTGAGCAACTACAGCGCCCGTTCATTAGCGTTCACTCTCGCCGCCAGTTAGAGCGCGAGATTGAAATGGCCGAAACGCTGATTGAAGCGGATGGCACCGCGTTTCCTGATTGCACTTTCGAGGATGGCTACATCGCAGCGCTTAAGTTTGTGATGAACATGGAAGGTTCAAACGTTCGTGAAGAGTATGAGGAAATGACGAATGAAGGAGCCGAAGAAGCGAATTGACCCGCTGATTAGTTACATCATGGCTCACCTATGCGCCAAGTGTACGCAAGAGCAAGCTGAAGCATGGGCAGACAAGCACTGCGGGGATTGGCGAAATACGCCACTCCCCAAGGCGAAAAGAATCGAATCAATATCAAGCAATAAGAAGGAATGGGAAGAATGAAGAGTAAGATTTTAGACAAGATCAAGAAGCTGCTAAGGCTTGCGGCGTCAAGCAATCCAAATGAAGCGGCACTTGCTCTTTCTCGCGCACAGAAGCTGATGAAAGAGTATGGTATTGATGGCGACAGCAGAATTAAAAGGGGTTAATGATTTTGTTGCTGACTCCACGTCAAAGGCTAAAACACCGACGAAATACTTTGGAATTTTAGCGCATTCAGTAGCTAAGGCATTTGGTTGCCAATACTACTTGCAGCCAACATTTACAAATATGGAAGTGGTATTTATTGGTCATGAAGAAAGGCCAGAAGTCGCAGGTTATGTATTCACTGTTTTGGAAAGGCAGCTAAACAAAGCAAGAAAAGAATTTATCAGCACTCTAAGTGTGCGAATGAAAAAGCAAAACAAGACCAAAAGAGCGGATCAGTTTTGCGAGGGGTGGTGCATTGGCGTCTACCGGAAAATTTCAGAATTCTGTTTATCTGAAGATGAGAAGCTAGACCTTGTTGAATACAAAAACAAGGTTGAAGGATTGTCTCCTTGTGAATCTAGAGAGGCGAAAGGTGCTGGTCGCTTGGCATCTGATGCAAAGAGGCTGGGTTTTATGGCTGCAAAGGACGTGGTTCTAAACCAAGGCGTAAATGGAAGTGAAACAGCTAAGATTGGAGCGGTGCTATGAAACTTTGTCGCTGCCCTATTTGCCATTCAAACCTGCATCTTGATGCGCTGATTTCAGACGATGCAGGCCGTGAGCTGTTGGCCGCTGTGGCAAAAATGCCGGATTTCATTGCGCGCCCGATGATGAGTTACATCACCCTGTTTCGCCCGCTTAAATCAGACCTATCAAACAGCCGCGCTCTGCGGCTGATTGAAGAGGTGCTGGCGGAGCACAAAGCAGATCACCTTCTTGCTAGTGCCTTGATCGAATGCACCACCAAGTTGCGTGAAAAGCGCGTGTTGATGGGTGATGAAAAGCCGCTTGCAAATCACAACTACCTAAAAAGCGTTTACAAAACGCTGGCAGTGAAAAACAACGTAGCGGTTGCGGCTTCGCCAAAAGCCCAAGCGGAGCCAGTGCAACCAGATAACAGCGCATGGTACATCCAGCGCGCTAACCAAATGCTCGCGCAAGGCAAAGACCCGCTAGCAGAAACAAGCCCAATCGCAGCAAAGCTGCGTGAACTAGGATGGGTAAATAAATGAGTAAGAAGGGTTTTATTTATTTCTTAGTTTTTACTGGCGCGATGCTAGGGGTGCTAATTGGTTTTCCTCTTATCTTCTTTGTGATTTTTGGTCTTGAGCAATAAGCGAAACAAGCAAGGTTCGCCTTGCTTGTCTGCCTAGCGTGGTTGCTAGGCACTGATGAGCAGCCAATGGAGTTTTTATTATGTTCGGTGAATACACGCCGCTAATGAAAGCAGGTTTACTAGAGCGCAGATTGAATACAGGAAAAGCACTGGTTGATCCAGAGCTAGGGCTGCAAAAGCGCTGCCCATGCTGTGAGGAGTTTTGGCCACAAGATACGCTGTTTTGGTCGCTCTCTCCGCGTGAAGCAGATGGCCTGCAAACTTGGTGCAAAGCTTGTCAGTTGGATTATAAGCAAAGCCGCAAGTCGGCTTGATGGTGGAAATCTATGGCTACACTTACCAAGAAAGAAAGGGATTGGTTCAATAAGCTTCAAAAGGTTCTGAATGAATGTCCTTTTGATACTAGTGATTTTGATAGTTACACAATCGGTGATAACGACATTACCGTTTACAAGAATGTTAAAGGTGTAACAGAGCACCACATTAAATACGAAACGGACTTAGGCCATTCTGTAATGGCATTGAATGCAGAGGTTTTTAACTTAACATTCCCATTTGGCATTGCTTCAGTATCAGGCTGAGTGGAGAGGAAAGCAGAAAATGAACGATAGACAGCACGCGCTAGAGGCGCTTAGAGATGCCATCCAAAACGCAGAGCAGTTCGGGCTTGTTAGAACTGAAGATGGAAAGGCTATTACTGGGGTTAACGATTCTGAAAATGGGTTTGTTTTAGTGGAGGACTAATCAATGTCCAAACTCCTTAAACTCGTACAAATCGGTAAGCGCGAATTGAAACTTAGCGATGAAACATACCGAAACCTACTTCAGGAAGTCACAGGCCAGCGCAGTTCGCGCGGCCTTGATGATTTCAAGTTAAGCAAAATGGTTGACCGCATGAAGCAGATGGGCTTTGTGCCAGTAAGCAAAAACAAAGTGGAGGCAAAGAAATTCAGAGCGTACGAATCCGAGAAGATTCTCGCCATCTGGATAACCATGAGCAAGCAAGGATTCTTGCGCAATGGCAGCAACATGGCGCTCGATGCCTACGTTAGCCGCATGACAAGCCAAATCAACGGCAAGGGCGTGGCGAAGTTGGCGTGGCTTAATTCAGAGCAGGCGGCTTATGTGCTAGAGGCGCTGAAGAAATGGCACTATCGCGTGATGCGTGATGCGATTATTGCTGCTGGCGGTCGCGTTCCGCTGAACGACAACTGCACAGGTCCAGCAGGTTATGATAAGTTGGCTTGGTTTTATCAACATGATTTCAAAAGGAAATAAGAAATGAAGCGTTTACTATCTTTTGGTTTGATTGCGATGCTTGCTGGTTGTGCAACCATCGAGAAAGAGACGAGAATTCCCTCAGATCTAAAAGCATATGAATTTAACTCAGCCGCCTCGCTGTACATGCCAAAGCCCACATTTGTCAGCTTTGAATCCTTTGGTTCAGGAGAAAATGTTCTGGCTGTTAAGATGACAACCTACGGAATTGATCAGTATGGCAATAGAGAATCGACAATCAGATACAGTCAGCTCCACGCTGAGAAGTATATCGATCTGATTGATAAGTATCTTGAGTGGAACAAAATTGCACTACAAAGAAAAGACATCGTTAACAAAGAAATAGGCAGAGGTGACGCTTGGACTGGCGGCACGGATGCTGAACTGAGGTTTTCTTTTTACAGCGGCAATGAGAATAGCCACTTTCTCGCAGTGTCTTTCTGCACGATGCTCACCTGTCTGGATGACAAGTCGCATTACTATGATGCTGAAAACGCAGTTAAGTTGAGATCGCTGCTAGAAAGACTTTCAGTTGGCAGCATTTCGCAATCAAGCGTGGAAGATGTCTATAACTAGTAACATGCGCGCTCGGACATATCTGATTTATACTTACAACACCTCGCTCTGCGGGGTGTTTTTCTATCTGGAGGGTGTATGAGTAAAGGCGATAATCTCGATATGTTTGGGTTTGATAATGTGGATTTAAACGCCGTTGAAAGCGTGATTGAAGACGAAAAAAAAAAGCCCAGAGACGTTAAAACAAATTTACTCACTGTTTCGCAGGGAGTTGGGCCAAGAGTCGGCACTTAAGCTGCTTATTGAGTTCTGCAAGCACTTTGGCGGCTTCCCCATATACGTTCCGAAGGGGCGAAAGCTAGAGGCGGAGATGAAGAAAATCAGCATCTGGAACGATTTCAACGGCAAGAACGTGGAAGAGCTTGCAAAAAAAATATGACGTTTCTGTTTTTCATGTTTATCATGTGCTCAAGTTAATGCGACACGAAGAGCAGAAGAAAAGGCAACCAGAGCTTTTCTAAATCCAGCTTAATTCACCACCCTCTCTTAAAAAAAGCACAATCAGTTCAATATCAACAATTAATGAACTGGTTGTGCCATGAAAACCCTAACGCTAAACCGCAACTACTTTCCTCACGGCACGTTTTCATACCTTTGCGATGAGAACGGAAACGCCATGCTCCGCACGGTGGAGCGCCCTTGGAAAAACAACCAAGCAGGCATCTCTTGCGTTCCTGAGGGCGAGTACGATCTTATCCCTCACAACAGCCCCAGGTTTGGTGACTGCTACGCGCTAGAAGCAAAAACGCTTGGCGTGACAATTTACGGCCCCTCTCAGCGCACACACATTCTCATCCATGCCGCCAATAAGCCATCACAGCTCGAAGGCTGCATCGCACCGGGTATGGATTTTGGCGTGGTTGATAACGAGTGGGCGGTGGTTAGCTCCAGAGTCGCGCTCGATTACTTAATGGCCCATCTCGATGGTGAGCGCGCCAAGCTCATCATTAAGCGCGCATAGGCCAGGCCATGAAGCGACAAAAGAACGCTGAGTTTGCGCAGCAGAAAGGCCGAGAAAAGCGCTTAGAGCTAGAAGCTCAGGCGTGGAAAAAAGGCATGCCAGCACCACGTAAGCCGCCACTTTTTTCGCACGATGCCACGCTTCAAAGTTATTTCAATAAGGGGTGGGACAGCGTCACGCCTTGCGACGTTCGCTTGCACCTTGCATTGCCAAAACCGACGCAGGCACAGACCTCATTTCAAAGATTCGGAGATTCAAACAATGTCACTTCTCTCAATAGCGGCACTTGCTTTGCAGGCTGGGCCGTCTGTTATTCGCGGCATTTCCAGCTTGTTTGGTGGTAATGAAACGGCGGAGAGCCTAGCTAAGGCAGTGGAAGCGGTAGACGGTGCGGTGAGCATGAGTAAGCAGCAAAAGCAGTTTGCTTTGACTCGCGAGCTGCAAAAATTCCCGCCTGAAGCTTTGGTGGATCTTGAGCGAGTTAAGGTGGAGATGGAAAAAGAAATCACACGCCGCCAAGAGCTCGCCCTGCAAGATAAGCAAGCAGAGCACCACGAAACGCAAGAGACGATTCGCGCAGGCGATAATGCTGCTGATGAATACGTAAGACAAACTCGCCCAAAAATGGCGCGCCAATCGTTCCTATGTATGGTGCTTTATGTGTTTCTTTTTGAGGGCTTGAAAGTTCATGGTTCTGGCACGGGTGCGGATATCTATATCGCGCTGACCATTGGCTCTCTTGCCTTTGCTTACCACGGGTTAAGAACGATTGATGGCTTTGCGCCTTATTCAAAGTCGAGCGGAGATAAGGTTTCCGGAGCGCTGAAAAGCGTGATTAAGGGGCGCTAATGACCGAGCAAATAGACCAAGCCCAAGAGCTTGATCAGTTATTCCGCGACCGAGCGTTGGCTAACCACAAAAAATCAATAACTCTTGAACAGCCAGATGAGGACGAGTTCGGCAATCGATACTGCTTAACTTGCGGAATAATCATCCCTCTGGCCCGAATTAAGGTAATGCCATCGGCTTGCCACTGCGTTAGTTGTCAGTCTAGAAAGGAGCCGCGTTAATGGATCTGTTTGTGAAATATTTCTCTATTGCGTGGACGGTGATTACATCTTTCATCATGGTTGTTTTGGTTTTGCTATCTAAGACCTACGCCAAGCGTGAGGATGTCACAAGGGTGGAAAAAAAAGTGGATGACCTGCAAGCGCAAGTTGACAGCATGCCTACTCAAGAGCGAGTTACCGAGCTCATTGTTGAGCTGGCAAATACACGGGGCGAGATGAAAGAGCTGCGCGCTCAGATACAGCCGATCGAGCACTTGGCTAGGCTCCTTTTGGAACAACGTTTAAAGGATGATAAGTAGAGGTTTAGATGTCATTTAAAGAGCTTTTAACTGAAGACCAGCGCCTTGTGATCCTGCGCTCTCTGCACGAAATGCATGGCTACGAGGCAAACGAATCAATCATCGATTCATGCCTTGATGCTTATGGTCACAAAATTAGCCGTGATGCGGTTCGCACACATCTTTTCTGGCTGCAAGAGCAGGGCTTAGTGTCTTTGCGCGAAGTGGCGAGCTGCCAGGTTGCTCGATTAACTGGCCGCGGTGAAGATGTGGCGACGGGCCAAGCTCAGGTTCCAGGTGTAAAGCGCCCACGCGCTTAAGGGGTGAGCATGCAAGTAGCCAGCAACCGCAAAAGCAAAGTCGAACTGCTGCCAGAGGGCATTCGCACCACGCTAAATGCGTTTATCCGTAGCGGCAATATGACGCAGAAAGACATTCTGGAAGCGGTCAATCAGATGATTGAAGAAGCCGGATTGGGTGATGACGCAAAGCTAAGCCGCACGGGGTTTAACCGCTATGCCAAGCGTATGGAAGAGATGGGCCAGCGCTTGCGTCAATCTCGCGAAGTCGCGGAGGTTTGGGCTTCCAAGCTCGGAGAGGCACCGACCAGTGATGTCGGTAAGTTGTTGCAGGAGTTTGTTCGAACGATGGCGTTTGAAACTTCCATGAAAATGATGGAGGCCGCCGAGGGTGAAGAGGGCGAAGTAATCTCACCTAAGGCGCTTGGTCAGTTGGCCTTAGTGGTGCAGCGCATTGAAACTGCGGCCATGTCCAGCATGAAGCGCGAGAAAGAAATTCGCGCCGCCTATGCTGCTGAGGCGGCAGACGCTGTTTCCGACGAGTTGCGCGGTGTTGACGGCATGAGCGAGCAACTTGAAGACCGTATTCGTGGCATTTTGCTGGGTAAAGCGTGATGACTAAGAAGCAGCCAACACTCAAGGCGTTAACCGCGCCTAAAAAAAATTGATCTTGCGGAAGAAATGGCAAGTCTCGGTGTGGACGTGCCCACGGCAGAAGAGTTTCAGGTTCCAGATAAAGAGCCTGTTTTTTTGCCATATCAGCAGCGTTGGTTTGAAGATGAAAGCCAAATCATGCTTGCAGAGAAAAGCCGCCGGACTGGCTTAACCTGGGCTGAGTCTGGTCGAAATGTGCTTACGGCATCCAAGCCAAAGCGCCGTGGTGGTCGCAACGTTTTTTATGTTGGCTCCAAGCAAGAAATGGCGCTGGAATACATCGCCGCTTGCGCCCTGTTTGCGCGTGCATTTAACCAGCTTGCACAGGCCGATGTGTATGAGCAAACCTTCTGGGATAGCGAAAAGAACGAAGAAATTCTGACTTACATGATTCGCTTCCCCAATAGCCGATTTAAGATCCAAGCGCTGAGTTCTCGCCCCTCAAACTTGCGGGGTTTGCAGGGTGATGTGGTCATCGATGAGGCGGCATTTCATGAAAGCCTAGAAGAGCTTCTAAAAGCAGCGCTGGCACTGACCATGTGGGGCGCTCGTGTACGGCTGATCTCCACTCACAATGGTGTAGACAATCTATCAACTTGCTCATTCAGGAAGCAAGAGAAGGCAAGAAAGACTACTCGATACATCGCATTACTTTAGATGATGCAATTGCTGACGGCTTGTATAAACGCATCTGCTTTGTGACTGACCAGCCATACAGCAAACAGGCAGAGCAAAAGTGGCGTGACGACTTGTACAAGAACGCCCCGAATAAAGAGTCGGCAGAAGAGGAATATGGCTGCGTTCCTAAGAAATCAGGCGGCACCTATCTATCGCGGATCTCTATTGAGCAAGCAATGATTGCTGACCGCTCGCTGCCAATTGTTCGTCTCACCTGTAGCGATGATTGGTTGGAGTGGACACCAGAACGAAGAATGCTGGAGACAACACAATTCTGTGAGCAGGTGCTCAAGCCGTTGCTCGATGCGCTCAACCCTGACCATGTCCACTATTTTGGTGAAGACTTTGCGCGCCGTGGCGACTTGACGGTTTTTGTGCCGCTTGAAGTGGCGAGAAATCTGCGCAAGACCGTCCCGTTTATTGTGGAAATCAAGAACGCTCCTTATGAGGTTCAGCGCCAAGTCATGGAACACATCATGAGTCGCTTGCCGAGGTTCAGAGCGGCGGCGTTTGACGCAACGGGCAATGGTGGCTACTTGGCTGAGGCGGCGGCGTTGAAGTACGGCACTGAGGTCATTGATCGAGTAGACCTGAGCCAGAAATGGTACGCAGAGTGGATGCCGAAGCTCAAAGCTGAATTTGATGATTTCAACCTCGCGTTACCCCGCCATCAATCCGTTTTGGATGACTTAAGCAGCATTAAAGTCGTGAATGGCATCCCTCAAGTTGACAAGGGACGCACCAAAGACACCGATGGTAAGAAAGGTGATAAGCGCCACGGCGATATTGCCGTTGGCTTAGCAATGGCTATCAGGGCTTCTTGGATGGAAGGCAGCGCGATTGAGTTCACGCCCATTCCAGCTAAAACCGATATTGACGAAGATGACGAATACCACGCATTTGAACGCGGGGCATGGTGACTATGAATAAACGAATCTCAACCATTGTAGACATTTGGGGGCGTCCGATTGAGTCGGATGTTTTTGTTGAGCCTCAAACTGAATCGGATGCGAAGTTGGGCCAGCTGCATCGCCAGTACGCTGACCACCCGTCATCAGGGCTGACGCCCGCGCGCTTGGCGTCCATCATGCGAGATGCCGAACAAGGCGATCTTAAGGCTCAGTGCGAGCTCGCCGAAGATATGGAAGAGAAGGACGCTCACATCCAAAGCGAAATCGGCAAGCGCCGCATGGCCTTGCAGGGCGTGGAGTGGAATGTGAAACCACCGCGCAACGCTACCGCAGCAGAGCAGCGCGATGCGGATATGATTCAGGAAATTCTCGAAGACGCCACTTGGCTTGAAGATGCGATTTTTGACCTGAGCGATGCGACATTAAAGAGCTTTTCCAATCTTGAGATTGAATGGGATTACCAGCAAGGAACCCACTACATCGAGAGCGTGCATTATCGCGATCCGTCTTGGTTTAAGACTCATCCTGAAAATCGCAATGAGCTGCGCCTTATCGATGGCAGCTATGAAGCGCTGCGCTCCAGCCGTTTGGCTGGATTAGCCATACCGCAAAAGCAAAGAGTGGCTATTTGGCACGCCGTGGGTTAGTGCGCGTTCTGGCTTGGCCGTTCCTGTTTAAAAACTACAGTGTGCGCGATCTGGCTGAGTTTCTCGAAATCTATGGCTTGCCTATTCGCTTGGGTAAATACCCAGAAGGGGCCACCGAAAAAGAGAAAGCAACCTTGCTTCGCGCAGTAATGAGCATAGGCCATAACGCGGGCGGCATCATTCCAAAAGGGATGGATATCGACTTTCAAAACGCAGCGGACGGTCAATCAGATCCATTTATGGCGATGATGACGTGGTGTGAGAAATCGCAGTCTAAGGCGATTCTTGGCGGAACGCTGACTTCGCAAGCGGACGGCAAAACCAGCACCAACGCCCTAGGGAATGTGCACAACGAAGTGCGCACTGAGATCCGCAATTTCGACTTGATGCGACTCGCTCAGACGTTAACGCGCGATGTGGTTTATCCGCTGTATGCGTTGAACGGCAAGAGCTATCAGCACCCGCGCCGGCACCCTAAGCTTGAGTTCGAAATCGCTGAGCCAGAAGACGTTAAGGCGCTGTCGGATTCTTTGCCAGGCTTAGTGAGCTTAGGTATGCGAATTCCGCTTCAATGGCTGCATGACAAAACGCAAATCCCAATGGCAAAGGACGATGAAGCGGTGCTTGGTACGCCACCTAAGAGCCCAGAGCCAAAGCCAGTTGGAGAGGCAAAGCTGGCCGCTGAGATTGATGATGATGTGAATGATGACCAAGTTAAACGCCTACGGGCAGACGCCGCGCCGCTACTCGATGACATGATTGCGCCCGTTCGTGAGTTGGTTGAGAGTGCGACTTCCCTCTCTGCCTTGCGCGATGACATTCTTTCATTGCAAGGCGTGATCGGCATTGAACTGCTTGCGGATGAAATGGCAAAGGCCATGTTGGCTGCTGAGCTGGCAGGCATCAGTGATGTAGAGGATGGTATCTAATGCCAACCCAATACGGCTCGCTTCCGTTCTCTGAGCAGATCGAATACTTCCGCGGTAAAACCAATGTCACCACTGAACGTTGGGCGGATATGTGGCAAGAGGCGCACAACCGCAGCTTTACGGTTGCTGGCGCACTGCGTGACGATATGCTGGCCGATTTCCGCAAAGCCGTGGATAAGGCCATCAGCGAAGGCAAGTCTTTAAACTGGTTTAAAATCCAGTTTAATCAGATTGTGAAGCAGTACGGATGGGAGCATAAAGGCCAAGCGGATTGGCGCGCTCAGGTGATTTACGAGACTAACCTACGCCAAAGCTACAGTGCAGGCCGAGAGCAGCAGATAGAAGCGCTTAAAGGTTCGCGGCCCTACGGCATTTACAAGCACAGCGGCAGCGAACATCCGCGCCTTGATCATCTCTCTTGGAATAATCTGGTTATCCCTCTCGATGACCCGTGGTGGAAAACGCACACGCCCATTAATGGCTACGGCTGCAAATGCAAAAAGCTCACTGCCAGCAAGCGCACATTGGAAAGGCTTGGGCTTGAGGTGACGGGTGCGCCCAAAGTTGAGTATTACGACTGGGTAGATAAGGTCACGGGCGAGGTCCACAAGGTGCCAAAAGGTATTGATCCTGCTTTGATTACACGCCAAAGAGCAGCGCCCAATTAACCAAGAAAGTTCAAGAGGCGGTGGACGCCAAGCCGCCGTTGGCTGAGCGCCTTCCCGTTCGCGTGGTTGATGGTGCGTATTCAACAGTAAAAGGTATTGGCGCTCAGGGGCTGAGCGACTTGCTTGCGTCTCTCGATAGTGAAAGCGTTGCATCACTTCAAGCGTTTATGAAGCGGCATGAAGTGAAAACGCTTTTCTTAAAAGCGGGCGAAATGAATGGAAGCAAAAAGGCAGTAGCGATTGCAGGTGAAGTAGAGGCTTATTTGCAAAGTGGCGTTCGCATGCCTGTGGCCAATTACTACACGCGCAACGTATCAAGAACCAATGGCTTTACAGCCAGGGCTTGGAATCATGTTGTGGTGAAGGCCAAGAGCACCGATAACTTTAAATCGGTTGATGCATCTAAGATTGATGTAGTGATAGCGAGTATACTTAAGCAAGATGCCAAGCCTTGGTCTTTCTCCTCCTCTGTGCGCAATGAGATGAAAAATAATGCAGCAGGTGTGGCGTTAACTTGGGCGCACGAGGTGGGCCATCAGGTTTACTATAAGGCGGGCAAGCCAATATTGAGTGATGCGCTCAAGGCTCAGGCGGTAACGCAATACGCGCAAACCAATGCGGATGAATGGTTCGCTGAGCATTATGTGGCATGGTTGTTCTCTCCAAGAGCGTTGCAGCAAAGCAAGCCAGATGTGTATGACTTTATCCAGAAAGTAACAGAGAGTGTGAGATGAGTAATTTAGAAAAGGCAATGGCAATCTTGAATAGTCCCATTACGGTTGACTCGCTCAATGAGCTTGATGCGCTTTGCGCCAACTCCCGAAGCGAAGAGGCAGAGCGCATCGCGGATTTGTGGGAAGCGGCTTTGGTTCAGGCTAGCCAAGAAGTGATTGACGACTACCACGCCGCAGCGTTAGGTGTCGCATAATGGCGGGCGTTCGCTATTCGGTAAGGATTAATGACGCAGAGATTCAGGATGCGCTTAGCCAACTCATTAAGCGTGGCTTAGACTTAACGCCAGCAATGGCGAATATTGGCGAAGAACTGCTGATTAGCCACGACCAGCGCTTTCGCGATCAAAAATCACCAGACGGAGCGCCGTGGGCTCCGCTTTCAGAAACGACCAAGTCGCTCAAGGCGAAGAACGTCGATACCATACTGGTGTTAAATGGCGTTCTTAGCGGCACGCTGAACTATCAGGCATCGTCGGATAATTTGCTTTTTGGCTCTCCGCTTGAGTATGCGGCCACGCATCAGTTTGGCCGTACAACAACAGCGAATAGCATGATCCCAAATAAAGCGATCCCTGCGCGTCCTTTTCTTGGGGTGGATGAAAATGATCGTGAAATGATTTTAGAAACCCTATCGGATTATCTTTTAAATGGGTAAAATCTCTCTAAGCGTTTTTAAGCGCGTTTAAGTGGTACATTGGCATAATCAGACCAATAAAAAAGTTTAAACGAATCTGGAGCGATTTAAACGGTGTTTAAACGGGGTTGTGCTCTCTATTTTTGCTCGCATTGCATCTCATCCAGATAAATTCCTCAAAAACTACTAATACGGCTCAATTTGGGCCGTTTTTTCTTTTGTCCAAAATAGTCACTGTTAGCCAAGACTTTTAACCGGACAATCACATGAAGAAAAACCGACTCGCCCTTGCTGTTTTAAGCGCTAGCGCATTTGCTGGCTTTGCCACATTGTCGGCGTCTCTCGATGTCGAAGATGATGGTTGGTATCAGCTTCTTCCTGCTGGAAAGTTTAAAGCGCGTGATGGTCGCCCTCATGATACGGAAGATGGTTATTGGCATTTGGATGCGGAATCGGCAGCGGCATTGATTGCGGCGACTAAATCCACATCAGACAAAGTACTTATCGATTACGAGCACGCCACGCTGCGCGCCAAAGAAACCGGAGCGGCTGCCCCTGCGGCGGCTTGGCTTTCAAGCAGTGATATTGAATGGCGTGAAGGAAAGGGCTTGTACATTCGCCCTTCTTGGACAGAAAAAGCCAAGTATCACATCGACGCAAAAGAGTATGCGTTTCTTTCTGCGGTATTCCCTTATGACAAATCCGGTCGCCCTTTATTGCTGCGCATGGCGGCAATCACCAATGACCCAGGCTTAGTTGGCCTTGAGCCAATTGCAGAGTTAGCGGCGGATTTTAATCTCAGTTTTTATCACCAAAACGGTTCCATCAATCTGTATGGACAAACGGAGGACTCTCTCGTGAATGAGTTGCTGAAAAAGTTGCTCGCCAAAGTCGGCATTGATGTGCCCGAAAGCGGTGAGCTTACGCAGGAGCAGCAAACCGCTGCGCTCTCTGCGATCGATGCGTTAAAGACAAAGGCCGACACTGCCGAGTCTTTGCAAACGCAAGTGGCGGAGCTTTCTGCGCGTGATGGCGTTGATTTAACCAAGTTTGTTCCGGTTGAAACTTACAACGCGCTGGTTGGTCAAGTGGCTGTGCTTTCTGCCACCTCTTCGGAAATGTCGCTTGAAAAAGTGATTGCTGATGCAAAAGCCGAAGGCAAGGTGATTGAAGCGGAAACCGACTACCTAACCCAGTTCGGCCAACAGCAAGGCGTTGCGGCACTCTCTGTAATGCTGGAAAAACGCCCTGCCATTGCTGCGCTAACCGCAAAGCAAACCAAAACACAGACGCCACCAACGGATCATCAAAAGAAAGATGGTGAGCTGTCTCAAGAAGAACTTGCCGTACTGAGCGCAACGGGTTTAACCCAAGAGCAGTACTTGGCAGCAAAAGAAGGATAAGCCGTCATGAGCTCTGTTTATGCACGTCGCGCTGGCATTAAGCGCGCCTACCCTATGAAAGCATCGGTCAAGATCGGTGCTGTGAATCCGGTGTTCTTACTGGCTGGCTTGGCGGTTCCTTTCGCCTCTGCCGATGGCGCAGCGAAGTTTGCAGGTATCGCAACCTTTGAAAAGGACAGCGTGGGTGCCGATGGTGAGTTGTGGGTTGAAGTTGAGCATCAAGAGTTTGCTCTCGTCAACTCTGGTGATGTGGTGAACGCAAGCGTGGGCAGCACGGCTTACTTTGCGAGCGCGACGTCTGTCTCCATCGACAGCAGCACAAACTCTCGCCCAATTGCAGGCACCATCACCCAGCTTGAAGGTGATCTTGTGTGGATTAGCCCTGCCGTGGCGTAAGCCTTGGCAGTTTCAGATTACGTAGCGTAGGAGCTATCAAATGATTACATCAGGTGCAAACCTATCGATTTTGTACACGGCAGTGAAGGCGAACTTCCAGCAAGGCCGTGGCATGTATACGCCAATGTGGAGCAAGGTAGCCACGCTGGTGCCTTCAACTACGGGCACAGAGAACTATTCATGGCTTGGTGAGTTCTCTCGCTTGCGTGAATGGATTGGCGAGCGCCAAATTAACCGCATGAAGTTGCACGGTTACTCGCTCACCAACAAAAAATTTGAAGCGACGGAAGGTATTCCTCGTGAATATGTTGAAGATGACACCTACGGCGTGATGATGCCTAAATTCCAAGATATGGGATATGCAGCGGAATCTCACCCAGACGAAATGACCTTCGCTCTGTTGGCGGCTGGCTTTACCACCAAGTGCTATGACGGTCAGTTCTTCTTTGATACCGACCACCCAGTTGGCGAAGAAGGTCAAGCAGCCTCGGTTTCTAACATGCAGGATGGTGCGGGTAAGCCTTGGTTCTTGCTCGACACAAGCCGTCCGCTTAAGCCGCTTATCTATCAAAAACGCAAAGACTACAACCTAACCAATAAGACCGACGCGTCTAACTCTGATCACGTTTATATGCTGGATGAGTTCCTCTATGGGGTTGATGCTCGTGGTAACTGGGGCTTTGGTTTCTGGCAGCAAGCCTTTGCATCCAAAGACGTGCTAAGTGAAGAGAACTTCGATTCTGCGGTGCAGAAGATGATGGAGTTTAAGTCGGACAAAGGTCGCCCGCTTGGTATCAAGCCGTCTCTGTTGGTGGTTGGCCCGTCAAACCGTGCAGCCGCTCGCGCTTTGATCGAAACCGAACGCAAAGCGAATGGTGGTGACAACCCGAACTACAAAGCCGTTGAGTTGCTTGTGGTGTCTTGGTTGGAATAACAGCCGTTTAGATCAGCATAGATAGGCGCTAATCAACACATGCGCCTATCTGGTTAAGTTTTGGAGAGACAATGCAATGTCTGAAGAAGTTAAAAACATTCTTGTTATCAGTGCTGCGCATGACGGTTACCGCCGTGCGGGGATGGCTTTCAAGAATGGGAAAAACCTGCTGCCAGCCAGCCAGTTTACCGAGACTCAGTTGGCGCAAATTCAAGCTGACCCGCATTTGCGATATGAGCTACATCAAGAAGATGTTGATGGTGGCGATGCATCGGGGGCCGTGGACGGGGTTTCGGGTAACGTTGGTTTGATGGATGCCATCAAGCAGCTAGACCCAAGCAACGATGCGCACTTCACCAAAAGCGGCAAGCCAGAGCTTAAAGCGCTGTCTGCCATTCTTGGCCGTAACGTAACTGGTGCAGAGCGTGATGAAGCATGGAACGCGATGCAAGAAGCGGCTGACGCGGCAAGCGGAGAGTAACGATGTACTGCACAGCGGACGATATGATCAAGCGCTTTGAGCGAAACGAGCTGGTAGAACTAACGGACAAGGACGGCTCAACAGGTGACATTGTGATGCCTGTTCTTGACCAAGCCATTGCTGACGCAACCAGCACCATTAATGGCTACCTTTCAGGGGTTGTTCGCCTGCCTCTTTCTAACCCGCCAGAGAATTTGAATCGTCTCTGTGCAGACATTGCTCGTTACTACCTGTATGACGATGTGCTCGATGATGCTCATCAAGCAGCGCGTCGTTACAAAGAAGGCATGGATTACTTGAAGCTGGTTGCGGGCGGAAAAATTCGCCTAGACATGCCAGTTGAAGACGCAAACGCCAGTGCGACCAACCTTGCGGAGTTTTATAGCGCTGGCAGTGTGTTTGCGCGAGATAAGTCGAAGGGCTTTTTATGATTGATATCGCTGATTTGGTCACAAGGCTTTCAGATAAGAGCGTCAAAACGCCGCCTTGGGTAGATGTGAAAGAAATCTCAGACCTATCAACGCTAGACATCAGCAGAAGCGGAACGCGCGGCATAACGTTGTTTGTGTTCTCGCAGGGTGAGCGAGCGGCGGCAGATGTTCGCGGTTCTGGCCCATATCTTCAAACTATCACCGAAACCATTGGCGTGCTGATTGTCGCCAAGGTGGTGAACGATAACAAATTTGATTTTACGCCCGTTCGTCAAGCATTGCGTGAGCGCCTGTTTGGTTGGTCGCCCAATGCGGATTATGAGCCTTTCTGGCTTGGCGATGGTCGATTGATGAACGTGCAAAAAGGCCAGGTAACTTGGCTGGATAATTTCATTACTGAATACACAGAGGATCAGAATCGCTATGGCTCGTAAAGCTCGAAAAAAAAGTGATCGCTTATGCCACAGAAACAACTTACGGGCAGGATGCGATCGACGGTGGCACACCTAAATATCTTCTTGGTCGTGAGTTCTCGATTACGCCAATGGCGGGCGAGTCCACTCCGCTGGATTACGATGACGGTTTGCTTGGCAACTCTGGTGAAATTGTCACTGAGTTATATGTCACGGTGGAATTCACGGTAGACCTAGCGTCAGGCGGCGCAGCGGCAACACCAGCGCCTTGGGGCGATCTCATGAAGGCTTGCCTTCGCTCCGTGACAACAGGTGTTGATAGCAGCACTTACGCTATTGACGATACGGTTGAATCTTCACTTACGCTTTATTTCTACCAAAGCGGCGTTCTGCACAAAGTAACCGGTGCTCGTGGCTCTTTATCCATGGCAGCGAACGCGAAGAACTTCGGCGGTATTACGTTTAGCTTCTCTGGTTTGTTCAGCGTGGTGAGCGCCTCCGCATTGCCAGCGGCGGATTTCACACCGTGGAAAACGCCATTGAAGATTGGCGTGGAAAACTCCGCGTTCACCATTGATGCTGCGCCAATCAAAATGATTTCGCTTGAGTATGACCAAGCAAACAGCGTGGTTTACCAAGAGTACGTTGGCCATGAGGAAGTCATCATCACTGACTTTGCGCCAACAGGTACTCTGGTGATTGAAGCGCCAGACCTTGCCACCTTTGACCCATTTGCAGCGGCAAAGGCTGCGCTGCCTCATGCGCTGGTCTTTACCAATGGCCCTGTTGGCAATCAGGTGGAGTTCTCTAGCACTAAGGTTCAGCTTGGTCGCCCAACATACGCAGACCAGGACGGAACGCAAACCTACAGCATTCCGCTGCGGTTCTTGGGCAACAGTGACAAGTTCGTCACGCGCTAACCCAATCTAAAGCGCTCTTTATGGGCGCTTTAATCCCCATTCAAACCCGAATTAAAGAGAGACGACGAATGTTTAAAGTAACAAGCGAATGTTTGGTGAAGAGTTGGCCTGCAGTTGTTGAAATGCCAGCAGATGGCGGTGTGATTGAGAAATTCAATATCACGCTTGATCTGCTCATTCTCGATGTGAATGAAAACGGCAAGGTGCTTAACGGCGACAAAAAGGCGCTCAAGAAAATCATCAAAGGTTGGTCAGGCATTTTTGATAAAGACGGCAAAGAAATGCTGTTTAACGAAACCAACCTAGACGCCCTGCTTCTTAACCAATTTTTCGTTATTGCGGTTTTCCGCGCTTACACCCAAGCCTCTAATGGTCAGGCCGCAGAAAAAAAACTGATTGATGCGGTGCGCTCTTTTATGAGAGCGCCCGCCGTTTCGCCACAGGACGATAGCGAGTGGCAAGCAGAAAAAGCCCTTTGGGGCATCGAAGATTTAGACGAAGAGCCAGAGGATGAAGGCATCTTGCTCTGGCAGGAAAACTGGGATGCAGTGATGTGGTGGTTATCCATCCCCTGCTTTCTCAAGTGGAATATGGGGGCTTGTCTTGGCATGGATGTATTTGCCGTTAAGGCGGATGCGGAAATGAGCGCAAGGAACATCAACCCAGACGATTACAACAAGCTCAAAGTGATCGCAAGAACAGTGACCGAGGAACTCAATGGCAGGAAACAGTAAAGATCTTGTTTTAAGGCTGCGATTCAATGCCGAGAACAAAGAGTTCATTGGTCAAGTGAAAAGCTCAGCCAAGGTCGTTGACGATTTGGGCACCAAATCCAACAAGGCAAGCTCGGGGCTAAAATCGCTCTCTAAAGAGTCGCAAGCAGCCAGTGGCGATCTCTCCTCTCTCAAGTCTCAAGTGTTAGGTGTGGCTGGCGGTTTCTCTGCGCTGGCGGTGGCCATTAGTGCAAAAGATACGCTCGGCCAATACCAAGACATGCGCACGCAAATTACCGCTTTGGTGGGTGGTCAGGAGCAATGGCTGCAAACCGAGCAGTATCTAAATCAGGTAGCGCAAGAGCACAACAAAACCATTCTGGATATGGCTCAAAGCTATGCGCGCCTCTCTGTGCTTCAAGAAGCTGGCCTTGTCACGCAGCGTGAAACCATGATGCTGTTCGAGGGCATGAGTAATGCACAAAGCCAATTGGGCGCTACAACAGGCCAGTTAGACCAAGCTATGTATGGTTTGTCCCAAGCGCTGGCTTCACCAATTGTTCGTGCTGAAGAGCTAAACCAAGTGGTTGAACCTTTGCCAGGTTTGCTCAATAAGCTTGATAAAGCGGCTGGGCTAACTTCGGGCGGATTCCGCCAGATGATGCTTGACGGCAAAGTCACCAGCGAGTTCTTTAAAACCACGCTGATTAAAGCGCTGGCCGATTACGAAGGCGCGGCAGCAAGAACGGCGCAAAACGTCAACGCGCAGCAGGCGGCGTTTTCTCGCTCTTATCAGCAAATGGTTCTTGCGTTTGAAAAGCCCATTTCAACCGTGTTCTCAAACTCCATTTCTGCCAGCGTTTCGGTGCTCGATACTTTCGCGGCCAATGCGGATCTTATTACCGATTTGGTTGGTGTTGCTCTGTTCGCGGCGATGGGTCGTGGTGCTGCGGCTGTTGGCACGCTAACGGCGGCTAAGTTGCAAGCGGTGGCAGCGACTCGTCAAGAGATTATGGCTGAGCAGCAAAAGAACGTGGTTGAGCTGGCGTCGATTCAATCTGAAATTCGCCATTTGGAAGTGATGCGCGCCACCAATGCGCAGCGCTTTGCGGCAACGGGCGCAGTGAACGCACTGGCCGCGGCTGAGGCGAGAGAGAAAGTGGTGAAAGATGCACTCGCCGCTTCACAGGCTCGCCTTAATGTGACCATGCGCGCTGGCACCATGTTAATGGGTGCACTTGGTGGGCCGCTCGGAATCGCGATGATTGCGGCGGGGGCGATTGGCTACTTTGCGCTGACATCGGACCAAGCTAAAGACAGCAGCGAAGACCTAAAGGGCGAGTTAAGTAATCTAATCTCAGAGTACAAGGAGTTAAACGAAGTTGGTAAAGAGCGCTTTGCTCAAAATCTTGCCAATGGTGCCGTTGAGGCTCGCAGAGCGCTCATCGATACTCAGATCGCCATCAATAAAGTGAAGAGCGAGCTTGCAGATGCTGAGCGCTCCGGATCTCCTTTGGCGGTACAGAAGCGCATCGAGCTAAGGTCGCTTGAAGCTCAAGTCGCAAAGCTTGAAGAGGCGGTGGTTAAGTCTAATGCGGCCTATCAAGAGCTTCTCAAAACAAAAACAGATGGCAAATGGCAGGAGCCAGTTGGCGAAGGTTCTCAAACAGAAGAACAAGAAAAAGCCCTAAAGGCGGGCGAGCGAATGTTGGAGAACCTAGCCAGGCAAGCGGCCCTTTATGGCAATGCGTCTGAAGTGGCTCGCGTTCGTTACGAGATTGAGAAGGGCTCACTGCAAGGCATTAACGACCAGCTCAAAGAGCAGTTGTTGCTGCAAGCAAAAATCATCGACCAAAAGCGCGCCGATGCAGAGAAGGTTAAGACAGAGAAGAAGACGGACAAAATTGACGACTTCTTTGCCTCTTCCGATGAGTTGAATAACGAATTTCTTATGCGCTTGGCCGTTCAGGCCGACTACGAGAACAAGGCGAAAATTCAAGAGCAATACGCCTACGCAGAGCGCCAAGAGCAGCTTCAAGCGCAGTTTAATGCCGCTTATGAGCAAGCACGCGGCAACCAAGAGTTGATGCATGCGCTTGAGAGTGAGTATTTCCAAAATCGTCAAATCTTGCGCCAAGCGCACGAAATGAACCTAACGGAGATCACTCGCCAAGAAGAAGAAAAGCGCAGAGCGATGATGCTACAAAACGTTGGCTTTGCCTTGAGCTCTGGCGCGCAGATGTTTGATGGCTTTGCTGCGCTGGCGAAAACCTACAAAGGCGAGCAATCCAACACCTATCGCACTCTTTTCGCTATCAGCAAGGGATTTGCAGTGGCACAGGCGGGGTTAAACCTTTGGATGGCGATCTCTAACGCATCTGCTGTTCAGCCTTGGTATGCAGCAGCGGCCGCAATTGCCTCCGCCACGGCGCAAGGTGCTGGCGTTTTGGCAAGCCTAAAAAGCTCAAGCTACCAAGGCCAAGCGCACGACGGCATTGATCGTGTACCAGCGGCTAATGAGGGTACTTGGCTACTCAAAGCAAATGAGATGGTGCTTAACCCGGCTCAGGCGGATAACTTCCGCTGGATGGTTGGCGTGATGCAGCAAATGAAAGCCGCCTTTGGTGCGATGTCGGCATCGAGTGCCGGCACAAGTTACGGCGGTGGTGTGGTGGTCAACATTCACACCCCAGCTGGCACGCAAACAAGGCAGCAAGAAAGCGTTGCGCCAGATGGCAGCAAGCAGCTCGATTTCTATATCGAGAAGGCGAAGCAAGCAACACTGGATGCGATGTATCAAGACGCAGATAACGGTGGCCCAATTACAACCAGAATCAGAGCGAGTGCGTAATGTCAGAACCATTGCTTACTGAAAATTTAATTCCAACCCTTTCGGATTTTCGATTGGGAAGAACGGAAAGGCTAAACAAAAGCGCGTTCACAGAAGCCGCGCAAGTGATTGGTAGCCCTACAGGGCTATGGACGGCGCAATTGAAGTTTGAAAACGTGCGCGTGGCAGATGCCAGAGTGTTGATCGGCTTTCTTATCTCGCTTCGCGGTGCTTCGGGCAATTTCCGTATTTTTGATTGGTCTGCGCCAAATGCCAATGGCGCTGGCGGCACATATCCGGTGACGGACATTTCTCAATCGGCTCCTGGTCTTGTTGTGATCATCACAACGCTGCCAAGCACAAAGCTCGCCTCAGTGGGTGATTATGTCGAGATTGGCGGTGAGCTGAAAGCGCTGATAGCGGATGCCAATACCGATGAGCTAGGCAAGGCAACTTTGTTGTTTGAGCCGTTCCTGCGCAATCCAATCACGGTGGATACGCAAGTGAGCTTTGATAAGCCAACGGGCAAGTTTCGTCTTGCGCCAGGTTACAAGGTGCCAAGAATGACCAGTAAAAAATTAGTGCATGCAGAAATTGCCATCGACTGCATTGAAGCAGTCACGATTTAGGAGCGGTTATGGATATTTTTAGCCCAGACATGATTGCGGCGATGGAAAAGCCAGAAGTGAGTTTGATCTACGCGGTGCGCTTGGATATGCCAACGGGCATTTCTCGCCTTCATACCGATATCGGCACGTTTAATCATTTCCCCTTCGACCCAAACGAAAAATATTACGGCGTGGGCAACTTGGGCGGCATTGGTGATGCTAATTACGGCGATGGGGATGAAACCTCACCTAGCATCACGCTAGAGCTTTCGGTAAAAGACGATGCAATCCGCGCTGAGATTTTGGCAGGCGGCTATCAGGGAAGAACGGGCGAGCTCTTCTTGGTGGCGATGGATGCGGTAGGTCGCGTTGCGGCTTGGGCATTGATGTTTGATGGCGTAATGGATACCGCCTCGATTAAGCAAGGCACCACCAACGTTATTCAGCTGCCGCTTACCGCGCCAGATGACGCAATGGAGAAGGGCTTGAACTGGCGCTGCACTGATGAGTCTCACAAGGCGCAATTCCCAGATGATGAGTTCTATCAATACACCAAGTACATGGAAGATTTCGTGATCTACTGGGGCAACGCAAAAGACGGCATCCCGCTTAAGGACTTCTAGATGAACAAAATAGAAAAACTGAATGCCTTCCTTGCTAATTACGCAAATAAAGGCTTTGCAACGGGCGTTAATGATTGCGCTCTTTTTGTTTCCGATTGGGCGCTTGTTCTAACGGGTGAAGATTTGGCCGCGCCGTTTCGCGGACGCTACAAGACCGATTTAGGCAGCGCGAGGCTGATTAAAAAGCTTGGCTACAAAGGTTTGGAAGATTTGGTTCACCGAGAGTTCGATCGCATCGCTAAGCGCAGAAAAAGCCCGCTGATGGCTCAGCGTGGCGATGTGGCTTGGGTGATTGGCTCAAAAGAGCGCGTTTGCGGCGTAGTTGGTGCGGGTGGCGTGTTGGTGCTTGGCGTTGCAGGGTTGGTATCGCTGCCGCTTTCCTCGATTGTGTGTGCTTGGGAGATTGAAGGCTAATGGGTGTAGAAGTAGTAGCGGCGCTGGTTATTGCGGCCGTTTCCGCCGCGGCAAGTGTTTACGTTTCGGTTGAGGCGAAAAAGCAAGCGAAGAAAGCCGCAGAGCAGGCAAGAAAATCCGCAAGCCGAGATGCGCAAAAGTACATGTTCAAGAGTGCAGTGGCGGCAAAGCAAATTGTGCTTGGTCATCCTGTGCTTTCTGGGCCTATGATTTTTGCAGCAGAAGAAGGCACGCCAAACGATGCAGGTGAAGGCGAATGGGTTCACTTTATCGTTCATATCGCAGGTCACGTTTGTGATGATGTGACGCATGCATGGCTTGATGATGTTCGATTGGTTCGACATCAAGCGACAGTGTCAGGTGCAGATATCGAGTTTCGCCACGAAAATGGCCTAGGGTTTGTTTACATCTATCTTGGTGAGCAAACGCAAGCGCCACCAACGCTGGCACACTTGCCAGACTGGAATGCCAATATGATTGGCCGTGAGCAGTGCTTTGCTCATGTCAAGCTTCAATCTAACCCATCAAAATGGGCAGGTGGCCTTCCTAACCCTAAATTTGCTGTGCGCGGATTAAAGGTGTTTGACCCTCGCACCAACCAAACCGCATGGACAGACAACCCTGCTTTGCTCGTTCGCTGGTATCGCAACGCCCTTAAGCAAGGTGTGGCGATGGACGATACTTACATCACCTCTGCCAACATTTGTGATGAAATTGTCGCAACGCCAGAGGGCGGACAAGAGAAGCGCTATCGCTGTAACTATGCATTCATGGCCGACCAAGCGCCAAGAGCCATTCTTAGCACGATTCGCGCAACGTGTGATGGTATTAGTTTGCGCGTGGCTGGCCGTCATGCTTTTCAGGTTGGTGCTTATTATGGCCCAGGCATCACAACGCTGACGGAAGATGACATTGTTGGCGACATTACGACAATGCCAGATGTCCGTCGTCGCGATCGCATTAATACCATCTCAGCCAAATACACAGACCCGCTTTCAAACTGGAATGAGGTAGACATGCCTCGCGTAGTGCATGAGGGTTATTTGGCTCAAGATGGCTATGAGGTGGTGGATGACTTAGATCTTCGCGCTGTGCCAAGCCCGTATCAAGCACAGCGCTTGGCGCTTATTCAAATCCTCACCACTCGCGATGCGATGTCTATCGAGTTCACCTCAAACTTGCGTGGTACGCGCTTATTGCCTGGTTCCGTGTTTAAGTTGAACTTGCCAGAAAACGAATGGGATGGCGTGGAGTTCATCGTTTCTAAATGGAAATACAGCACTAATGGCTTGGTGACGTTGGTGGCCAAGCAAACCAAACCTAGCCATTACGCATTCAATGGCGACACAGCGAAAGTGCCATCGCGCCCGGGTGTGCCTTCTTTGGTAAGCCGCGATGTGCCGCCAGTAACCAATCTTTCCTATTCTACGCTGGCGGATTCAAACACCCTTCAGGCCGTCATTACTTGGCAGCACAAGAGCTTGGGCATTTCCACGTTTGAACTCAGCTTTTATAAAGATGGCGAGTTCCTGCGCAAAGAGCTGACGGTTGATAAGCAATACCGTCTTCAAGATGGCTTTGAGGTTGGCCAGTATCAAGTTCAGGTCGTGGCAATCAGCTATGAGCGCCGCTCGCCTATCGCCAGCCTGGTGTTCAATGCCTCAGCACCGCAAACGCCAATCGGCATCGATGTGAAGGCTGAAAACTGGGCGTTGGGTTTAACGCCTGTAAGCGCTGGTTTGGTGAACTTTGACACCATGTATGACTTTGCCCTTGGTTTTGAGCAAGGCGCAACTGATGAGCAAGTGGAGCAATACATCGTTGGCCGCGCCAAGGTCATTACGGTGAGCAACCTAAGAGCCAATACCACCTATCAAATTGCGGTGCGCGAAGTCTCTCGTTGGGGTAAATCTGGCTGGTATCGTTCAAGCGCGCAAACCACTTTTAACAGCGATGACGTCTTAGAGCTTATTGACGGTAAAGTCACGCAAGAGATGTTAGATGGCAATTTAAACGACTTTCTAACGCAGGTTGATGAGCGTTCAAAAGAGACGCAAGAAAGCGTGGCCGATTTGGACATCAGCCTTGGCCGTATCCAAGATCTCAACTCAACGCTATCTCTCTCTGTGCTTGGCCTAACCTCTTCCGTTGCAGCAATGGAAGACGAATATCAACGCCGATTCCTTAATGGAGAAGCGTTGATTGGTGCGGTGGTTCAGGTTGACCCAGAGACAGGCAAAATCGTTAACCTTGCGTTCAACTACACCGAGCAAAAATTCACGCAAGCGGGATTGCTTATTGATGGCGTTGAGGCATCGGTCAAGATTCAAGCGCAAGAGATTCAACGCGTAGAGCAAGAAACGGGCGACAGAATCACCGAGGCCGAGGCTCAGATTTTGGTAAATGCCGATCAGATTGCGCTCAAAGCAAGCTATACCGAAGTCAATGAGATTGTTGCAGGCGCGCTCGATGCCATCACGCCAGCGCGTTCTTGGCAGTTCAATACCACAAACGAGGGTTGGACGGGTGCCACATGGGTAGCGGGCGGTCATGTAACAGGTACGGCGTTTTCCATCGCTGGACTAGATATCAATGCAGACGAAAACCCCGCATTCCGCATTCGTGTGCAGTCATCATCAGCGGGTACGTTAAGCTGGAACGGCGGCGCGCAAAATGTGGTCTTGAAGCAGCCAGCAGACCCAAGCCAGTTTGAAGTGATCATACTTACACTCACTGCGGCAGATGGCTGGACTGGCATAGTTCAATCGCTTGAAATTAACTTCGATGCCACCATCGATTTCATTGAGGTGGGCAAGCCTTCGGCGGCAGAGCAAGCGCTAGAAGACTTAACGGCAAGAACAACGCACATCGAACAGGTGTTAGATCCTGCCAATGCTCGCTGGGGAATTTACATCACCCAAGAATATTGGGATGGCAATGCGCTAAAGCTTAGCGACGTTCAGCAAGAGATTGACGCCTATGATGCGCGCTGGGGCGTTTCCGCGACCATTCAGGAGCTAACCGCCAACGGCACAATAGACAAAGCAAACAGCGCCCAAACATGGGTAGATGCCGCAAACGCCAACATTACCGACGTGGTAACAAGTTACGTCTCTCAGCCGGGTGGCATTAATGACCAGCTGGAAGATGCAGATTCGCGCCTTAACAGCGCCCAACAAGAGATTGATGCGCTTGAAGGCTCCATCACACAAACCATTACTAGCCTTTCGGATGTTCAGGGCGCGCTAGGTTTGGATGAGGATGCAGGCTTTAACGACATCATGGGTGCGTATAAGGATTTTTTGGCTAAGCAAGAATTTCAGGAGCAAAAGATTTCGTTCGCTTACGCGGAGCAAAAAATCAGTGCCAACTCAACGGCTATTGCCTCTCAAGCACAAAGAACGCTAGAGCTTGCGGCGTTTCAGAATGAGCAGCAAGCTACCTTAACGCAAGTGCAACGAGCAATAGCAACGCAAGAACAAGCGCTGGCAGATAGCGTTGAGCAGCTCACCGCCAAGATTGAAACGGACGATGCAGAGGTGCTAGCCAGCGCCAATGAATACACACGCGCTGCTGTGGGCTATTGTGTAGACGCGCAAGGCAACATCACCTCAGAGACGGATGCGGTTTTGTGTGTTCAGGCTGGCCATAACTGGATCCAAGGTCCGCTTGCTGAATACATTCGCAACTTATCCATTCAGAACGCGGCGGGCGAAACGGCCACCATTTCGGACATGATGCAAGCCTTTGAAAACGAGGAAGGCAAACTGATTGTTCGCGGCGGTATGACGGTGAACAATCAGGGCAAGATTTCCGGCTTTGTAAACACCAATGACGGCACGTTATCTCAAACAGACTTCATCGCCGATTTCTTCCGTATTGGCACAATGAATGGCGAGAACTTTGAGCCTGTATTTGGTCTCGATGCTGTAAGCAGAAAACTGGTGCTAAAGGGGCGGTTGATTCTTGATGATGGTTCGCTCATCTCCAATAAAGATGAGCTTCAAGGCAAGGATGGCACCATTTGGGGAACGCTAACGCTGCGTGATGGCATTTTTCCAAGTGATGCGCTTGCCACGGCAGACTTTACTGCGCGATATGGCCGAGCGCCAATACTCGATGACATGCTCACATACGTCAGCAATGATGGCTCAGTGTCGAGCACAAAGAGCTACAACGGTACGGCTTGGGTAGCTCCAGCGTTGAGGCTAAGCGGAGACCTAATCACACCAGGGACAGTCTTTGGCGATCGCTTTGTCGCAGGAAGTGAACTGACTGCGCCAGTTATCAAGGGCGGCGAGGCATACTTTGGCAAAGAGGTTGGCGCGCCATTTGATGGCTATCACACCAAGATTTCGCAAGATGGCCTGATTCAAACGGATAGAATTCAGGCGACAAGCGGCAATATAGATAACGTCACCATTGGTGAGAATTGCGACATTTTAGGCCGTTTATCTGTATCACAGCTTGATGGTGACGTGATAAAGCCTTACGGGTTTACCGTGCCAGAATTGGATGGAACATCCACCTCGCCAACAGAGCTCTATTCTATAAACATTCCAGCGGTGACTTGGGATAGATATGTTGTTTGGGGTGGAGTGTACTTTGCGTCTTTAGGCGTTGAATTTGACTTTTTGGTAGACGGAGTCGTCATACATAGTTCGCAAGCTGTTAGTGTATCTGGCGGGGTGTCTCCTGCTTGGACTTCCCTTCTCCCTGCTGGTAAAAGCTATGTTGTGAGCATGGATATTAGGTCTTATTCGGGCAGTGTGTGGGCAACGTACGAATCATCTGGGTTAGTCTTAACATATAAAGCATAAGGAAAAAATCATGTCTTGGATTACCTTAACATCCGTAACCGCAACCAACGGACAAAAAGTGGTTGCAGTCAATGACGGCAGCACCGCCAACATAAAAATTGGGGATGCACTGAAAATTGGCGCTTTCGACATCTACGAGATTGAGGGCGTGTTTGCCAATCAACTGTCGCTGAGAGAGCCTTGGGGCAATGCAACACAGACCAACGCAAAAGCGGTTGTTGTGCCTACCTTCGGCGATTTCAATGCAGCCGTAACCGCAATGCGCGACCTTACCGATGTGGCCATTAGCAACCTCACGGTAATAGAAGATTGGGGCACAAAAACAGGCAACGTAACCTTCAAAGGCAAAGATGGCACAACCTACACCGCTAGAACCTTGCAGCAGATGGACAGCGACGTAGCTGCCATTGAGCAGCAGTCCCTAGAGATTGCCAGAACGGGAGCCCTAGAGGCGCTGGTTGCGATATCGGGCGGCAAATGGGTGCTTATTACTGATGTGTTTGGTCACGCGCAGTGCGTTAGACGAGTCCCGCTTCACACATTCGAAACGCTCGCTATCGCTGGTTGTCCTTTTGTTGGGCCGCTTGATTGCTTTATTCGCCAAGATGGCTCGCTTCGACCATACGTAGACGTACCCGTCTATCAGGCCAGCAATCTTCGCGGAAGGGCTGTATCTCAAGCTGATAGAGACCCGTGGACATCAATTAACGCGGACACGGCGAGGGCGAGATGCGAAGAGCTCAATGCAGACTCGCTAATGATGAGCCATGAAATCTGGGCAATGCTGTGCTGGAACATGATTTCACAGGGATTTCAGCCGCGAGGAAATACTGAATACGGACGCTCTCACTCAAACAAAAACGAGTTTGGTCGCAGGACGGACGGTCGCGTTCCTGACGATCGCAGCGGTTCGGCAAGAACGCTAACGGGTTCAGGGCCAGAGACATGGCGGCATGACGGCACGGTTTTTGGCGTTGCTGACATGGTTGGCAATGTTTGGGAATGGGTAGACGGAATGAAGATGAGCAATGGACAGTTCATTGTTGCTGATTACACAGGACAGCCGGAGGCAGAGTGGTCTGCAACGGGTGTATATATTAGTGAGACAGGTCAATTTACCAATGTTGCCCCGACTACATTAAACTCAGGCAGCCAAGTTTGGGGTAGCATGCCGAAAGCATCTGGCTACTCGGGTAACGAGAGGCTCCAAAGGCTCATGATTGAGCCCATAGCGTGTACAGCCGTGCTTGGCGGTAGATTTTATTGGAACTTAAGCGGAGAGCGCTTCCCGCTCCGCGGTGGCGGCTGGAACAGTGCCTCCGATGCTGGCCTCGCGGCGCTGGCCTGCCACACCGAGCGTTCGTTCGTGGTCAGCAGCTTCGGGTTTCGCTCCGCTTTCGTGTCTTGAGTTCTGATATTTTGTGTTTTGAGTCCTGCGCGATAGCGCAGGCTATTTTTTGGTAATTCAGTTGAACGACGAACTAGCAATACAAACAAAAACCAGAGACATGATGGGTTATGGCTTTATATGCCTGCGTCAGTTTCCAAAAAGCGAGAGATTTATTCTTTGCGCAGACATCAGGAGATCTATGTATACGATGCTCAGACTTACTGTTGTTGCATCAAAGAGATATCACAAGAAAACAACCATTCAAGATCTCGACATCGAATTGGCGATGCTAAAAAACATGATCAGAGTTTCATATGATCTGCATTATATCGACATAAGAAAGTATGAACTTTGGTCTCGCCATCTTGCTGAGATTGGCAGAATGGTTGGCGGCTGGCTTAAGTCGGTCTCCAAATAACTTAAAACAAAGGCTCGGTCATTACTCCGCTTCCCGATCCGCGGTGGCAACTGGAACAATGCCTCCAATGCTGGCCCCGCGGCGCTGAACTGCAACAACGAGCGTTCGAACGTGAACAGCAACATCGGGTTTCGCTCCGCTTCCCTTTACCGCCAGAAGTTTGAGCTCCAAGGGGCTTAATCCAGTGCAAAATGAAAGGATGACCTTGCCGCGGCAGGATGCCGAAATTTATATAAACAGCCGGAGAGATCCTGCTGTAAGGATTTAGTATGTTTGAGCAGATAATTCAATTCGAAAACCTTATGATGGCAGCCCATGACGCACAAAAAGGCAAGCGCTTTAAAGCTCCCGTGATGAGGTACATATCCAACATCGAAGAGAATTTAATTAACACTCAGAATCATTTAATTTGGGGTTCTTATGTCCCGTCTAAGCATCGCCGCTTTCATGTCTACGAACCAAAGCTTAGAGTGATATCGGCTCCGCCTTTTCATGACCGCGTCGTCCATCATGCGATACACAGGGTTATTGAACCAGTGATTGATAAGCGTTTTATTTATGACAGTTACGCATGTCGAGCTGGCAAAGGGACTCATGCGGCAGCTAACAGGGCGCAGCGCTTTATCAGAATAACCAGGCAGAACCACGGAAGCGTTTATGCGCTAAAAGCTGATATTTCAAAGTTTTTTAACTCGATAAACCACGCCACATTAAAGTACGTGCTTAGCAAGCACATTGACTGCAAGCGAACCGTGGCGCTGCTTGAGAAGATAATCGACCACTCCGACACCGATACTCATGGCGTTGGAATTCCCATCGGGAATCTGACTAGCCAGCTTTTTGCTAACCTATACCTAAACGAACTCGACCAATTTGTTAAGCACGGGCTTAGAGAGCGGTTTTACGCTCGCTACATGGATGACTTTATTATCATTCATCACGACAAGGCTCACTTACAGCGCATTAGAACAGAGATTGAAGACTGGCTTTTGATAAACTTGCAGCTTAAAACCAACAGTAAGACTCAGGTCTTCCCAGTGGGACCCGTCCGCGGCAGAGCCCTGGATTTTGTTGGCTATCGAATTTACGCCACTCACAAGCTCATGCGCAAATGCACAGAGAAGCGCTTTAGGCACAAGGTCAAGAAGCTCAGGAGGATGTACGCAGCGCACCGCATTGAGCTTTCTGACATAAAGCCGATATTGTCTAGTTATATGGGGTGCGCTTCGCATGCCAACGCTTACAATCTGATCAATAACGTTTTATCAGTACCATTCAAGAGGAGCTTTAACAATGCAGAGCCAGTTTAGCTATTACTACGAAGGTGTCAGATACACCAACACCAACCAGGCGTTTCTTCTACAGCTCACAAAGGGATCTGACGACCCTCAGTCCATCATTGATGGCATTATTGAGAGCGAGAGGCGGTTCAATGAGGAATTTACTGGCAACGGTTCAAGCTAAGTTTAAAAGCCGTTTAAACCGCTTTCGTCTAGTTAAATGAGCAATTTGTTTATTGCTCATTTTTTTAGTCTAGTGTGTTCATTTTCCGCGACGCGCTACAATCTGAACAAGATTTTGATGAAGCGAAAGCTAATCATAACTCCGCTAAAGCGCAATGGGATCAAGCCAAAGCGAACTTGCGCTACACCCAACTCGTTGCTCCTTACGATGCACCATTTCTTATCTTCCTGCCGAAAATCATGAATACGTTGCCGCCAAAGAAGGGGTGATGAACATTCAAACCAATCAGGTAATGAAGGTGATTTTTCAACTGCCTGACTATTTGCTCAACCGTTATACGCAAGGCGTGAATGTTTCAGCAAAAATGATATTCGATGCGTTTCCCGAACGCTCTTTCGATCTGACTTTCCAAGAAATTGACACCGAAGCCGACCCAAAAACGGGCAGCTATAAAGTGACGATGGTGATGGAAAGACCGCCAGAGCTAGGCACTCTTCCAGGTATGTCAGGCAATGCGTATCTCGTGTCACAAAACTCCGGAGCGACCAAAATTCCAGATTCTGCGCTCTTTGAAGAAAATGGAAAAACTTACGTTTGGCGCGTTGATGACCAAGGCGTGGTTGCGAAAGCCGACATTACGATGAATGACAATGGACAGATCTTGCAAGGGTTAGCGGATGGCGATCAAATCATTATCTCAGGCATTAATGTCATTGAGCCGGGAATCAAAGTCCGGGCTTGGGTGAAGGAGCGAGGGTTGTAG